TGCTGTAGCGCGATGCGCGGCCAACTCGACGATCGTCGACGCGGTGGCGCGTGCGGCGCTCGAACTCGAGCGCGTCCGGCCTGGACCTAAAAGTGCGGCTAATCCGACGCCCAAGGTGCTGCACGCGAGCTTCCCAGCCTTTGCCGTGGCGGCGGACGGGCATGCGGGTGCGCGGCGGGCTTGCAGGTAGGCGTCGAGGTCGGACGCGAGGATTCTAACGCAGCCGCGGATCCGGGTCGGGATGAGACGGCCGTCGGCGACTTCGCGCTTGATGGTGCGCACGCTTACGCCGGCGAGTTCGGCGGCGGCGGCGTAGGTGAGGGGGGCGTTCACCTCGGATATTCCCTGATGCGCAGATCCTGTGGCCACTCTGCCGGATCACCGCCCTTGCGCGATTTGCCGTCAAGGCCCCATTCGCCGATCGGCGCGCCGGCGTCGTCGTGGAGTTGCGCCCAGGGATAGCCTTCGTCTTTGGTGGCGATCGGCCATCGCCCGAGCTGCTTGAGAAAGAACGGGGTGCCGACGGCGTGGCATTGGTCGCGGAGCGACCGCACCCAGTCCAGCTGCATCGGCCGCGCGCCGGGACCGGATTCGCCGCCGACGACGATCCAGTCGAGGCGTTCGAGCCAGTTCTCGTGAATGGCAGGGTCGGCATACTCGACCCAGCATCCCTCGAAGCTAATTGGCCCGAGCAGTGGCTCGGCCGAGATCCAGCGCACCGCCGCCGGCGTTTGCAGGAGTAGCGGAATGCGCTCGTCGGCGCGCGCCTGGTCCTCGACGCTGACGCCGAGCCAGACGTTGTCGAGTGGTTTGGCGATGATGCCGCCGATCGACAAGCGCGGCAGCAGGTACTCGAGCATCCGCTGCGGCCGCTTCGTCAGGATCTGGTAGGTATGCTGCGGCGTGTCGAACATCGTGCACCAGACCGCTCGGATGAACTCGTCGGGCACGTCCTCGTGGAACAAATCGCTCATGCTGTTCACGAAGATGCGCAACGGCTTCCGGCGGCGCAGCGGCCAGTCCAGCAGCTCGGGATGCAGCGACACCTTGCCGGTCCACACCGGGCCGCCCTTGGTCAGCTTGGTCAGGCCATCGTAGGCCTTGCCCTTGCCGCTGAAGCGGTGTGCCATCTTCATCGCGTAGCAGTTCGTGCAGCCAGGCGAGACGATCGAGCAGCCGCGCACAGGGTTCCAGCTGGCCTCCGTCCATTCGATTTTGCTGCGGTCAGCCATTGAGCGCCTCGAGCTCGCGGTTGCGGGCCCGCACTTCGTCGACGATGCGCTCGGCCAGCATCCGGCCCTCGCGCTCGGCGGTGAGCTGGCGGCGGAAGTCGGCGCGCTGGTTTTCGGCCTGGCGCAGATCGAGCTCGAGCTTCTCGATGATGTCCGCGGCGGCCACCTCGTTCGAGGGCGCGGGGAAGGTGCGCCAGAAGCGAATCAACTCCGCGCGATCGTCTGTCATGGGTACGCCTTCATCAACCGCTGATCCACCGCCACGTCCCTCCTCATCACCGCCCTCGCCAGCCGCGCCCGATCGCGCGCGATGTTGGCGTGGCGCATCGTCACCAGCATGTTCAGCGACTCGTCGACCAGGCGCTCGCCGTAGAGCCGCTTCAGGTCGCGCGGCAGGTGCGGCGCGCGCCGAGCCACGAACTTCTGGAACTCGGCGATCGCGCGGTAGAGGTCGGTGTCGCTATGCAGGGCCATGGGAAAAAATCGCGTCGAAAAAGCGCTAGCGCGGAATGGTCAAATGGTCACTCTGCGGACCGCGCGCGCCATGCGCTTGATGCCCTTGCGCCAGATGTCCTGACCGCCGTTGCCGAAGCTCTGGCCCCAGGCGTAGGCGTCGAGGCCGGCGAACTGCGCATTCGACCAATAGGAACGCTTCTGGAATTTCGCGGCGTGATGGGCCCACAGAATCGCCTGCTCGATGCGGTTCGGCAGGTCGCCGCCTTCCTTCTTCGCCCAGGCCATGGCGTCTTTCCAGCCGACGTCAGCGTTCTCGCCGGGCAGCAGGATGGTGTGCGTCACCTTGCCGCCGACGTCGATCGTGCCGCCGACGTAGATCTCGCCCTTCTTCAGCGCGGGGAGGGCGATTTTTGCGGCGACGGCCGCCTTCGGCGGCCGGGGTTTCTGTGCTTGTTTTTTCATCGGATCACCTCGGAATGCGGAATGGTTAGGGATTTATATACTTGACTCCCTCGCGCTTTTGAGGCAGAATTGCACTCATTGACGGAGGGCCTTGAAATGAACGACAAAATCACGATCAGCACCTTTCAGTTGTTCCAGATGTTCCCGGACCAAGAGTCGGCCCGCGTGTACCTCGAAGCCCGCCGCTGGCCGAACGGCCCGGCCTGCCCGGTCTGCAACAAGGGCGACCGGATCACGGCCCGGGTTGGCGGCTACTACCGCTGCAACGCGTGCAAAGAGGACTTCACCGTCCGCACCGGGACCATCTTCGAGCGGTCCCATGTGCCCCTGCATAAGTGGCTGTACGCCATGTACCTGCTCGTCACCGCGCGCAAGGGCATCAGCTCGATGCAGTTGTCCAAGCAGATCGGCATCACGCAGAAGTCCGCCTGGTTCGTCCTCGGGCGGCTCCGTGAAGCGTGCGGCGCGGACCTGAAAGTCCTGTCCGGCATCGTTGAGATTGACGAGGCGTACATCGGCGGTCTTGAGCGCAACAGGCACGCCAGCAAGCGGAAGAACTTGGGGCGCGGCAAGCGGGGAAAGGTCGCCGTCTTCGGCATGCGTGAGCGCGGCGGGCGCACGGTCGCCATGCCGGTCGGAGACGTGAACATCGCCACGCTGCACCGCGCGATCCACACCCACATCGCGGTAGGGGCCATGATCCACAGCGACGAGCACCAGTCCTACCAGAGCATCGACGGCCTGTTCTACCGGCGGGAAGCCGTCAACCACAGCGGGGGCGAATACGTCCGCGATGGCGTGCACACCAACAGCATCGAAAGCGTGTGGGCGGTCCTCAAGCGCGGGCTGACCGGCGTGTACCATCACGCCAGCGAGAAGCACCTCGCTCGCTACGTCAACGAGTTCACCTTCCGCCTGAACGAGGGCAACGTCGCGCGCCACACCTTCGAGCGCCTGAACGACCTGATCGCCGCCGCCGGTAAGCGCCGCATCACCTATAAGGAACTGACCGCGTGAAGCCCCCGAAAGAGCTAGACCGGATCGCGGACGCCGTGCTGGCGTACCGCGCTCCGGCCCGCACCAAGAAAGCGAAGAAGCGCCAGCGCCGCCGCCGGAAAGTCCAGCGGGGCGCTTGAGCGCTTTACTTGTGCGCGCCATTCTTCTTCGGCGCAGGCAGCGCACCGCGCGGCTTGCCGTGATGCGTGAAGAACGGCAGCACCGCTTGAGGGACGCCGACCACCTTGATGTAGGCGAGTTCCAGCCGCGCCGCTGCCACGATCTGCGCGGCGGCTCTGGTGACGGCGTTCACGCGCTCCGGCTTTGCCTTCCCGGATCGCAGTTTGTAAATCTCGTCTGACAGCACCTTGTTAAGCTCGTTTGTGTTCATGCTTCATCTCCTGTTGTAGCGCCCGTAGTAACCTGCATGTTGCGATCAGACTGCCGTGGGCGTGTGCTGGCAATCCGAACGAATGGCGTTCTTGATACTTGCGGCCCGCGGGCGTCGTTTTTAGCCAGTGTTCATGGGCTGCGCGCCACTTGTGAGGGTTGGCTTTGCGCCAGCGTTTATTACGGGCAATGATCTTTGCGCGCTTAGCCGAGTCGGCGTATGCCTTCAAGTAAAGGCGGCGTGACGTGGCTTTGCCCTTGGGGGTCTTGGCATATCGCCGCGCGCCTTCACTCATTGTTTGCTTCCCGCGCGCCGTGGCCCTGTAGCGCTTCTCGGCCGCTCGGACCCGCTGCCAATTCTCCGCCCGGTAGCGGCGCGATGCTTCCGCGTGCGCGGCCTTTTGTGTTGGAGTCATGGCCGCACGTTTGCGCGTGTACTTCTTCGTGCGCTGGAGCGTGCAGGCGCGGCACTTCGCGTACCAGCCCCGCCCGTTGAATGTGCGGATGGTGTTGCCGGGCGTCTTCGGATGCCCGCGCTTGCAGACCTTTTCGCGTGGTCGCCCCATGGCTCAACTGTAGCAATCAATCGCTTTTGCGGGTAAGGGAGTCATGTATATAAGTCCCAATGGTTAAATGGATACTCTGCGGACCGCGCGCGCCATGAGCTTGGTGTCCTTGTGCCAGAAGTACTGATAGCCGTAGTTGAAGCTCTGGTACCAGGCGTAGGCGGCGTAGCCGGCGTACTGCGTCGAGGACCAGTAGACGTCCTCCTCGAAGCGCTCGGCTTCGGGCAGCGCTTCGCGTGCCGACCAGGCGAGCAGCAGCTCGCCGCGGCTCGGGAGGTACCAGATCACCCCGCCGCCGATCTCCAGCGTCCGGATCTTCTGCGCGAGCGGGCTGCCGGCCTCGGCCATGGCGCCGGTGTTGTGAAGGCCGTCGAAGTCGTGGAGCGCGCCCTCGACTTTCTTCTCGCTCTTGCTCCACACCGTGGCGGGGAACTCAGTGGCTTTCGGGGCGACGATGAGCGCGAAGGGCTGCTGCTCGAGGAAGAAGCGGCCGATGAGGAAGCCGCCGTGCATCGGCGTGCCGATCGGGGCGGTGGCGGCGTTCAGGTCTTGCGGGGCATTCATGGTGTTCTCCTTGGGGTGGGTCAGATGTAGGCTCCGTCGCGCAGCTGCGCGAGGACCTGGTGGACGTGCTCGATCTCGCCGGCGAGGATGAGGGCGCGCGGCGAGCGATCGCCGAGCAGCGGCTGCGGCGTGTTCATCCAGGCCTTCGCCGAGGCCTCGTTCTCGTACAGGAACAGCGCCTGGCGGTGGAAGCGCTCGGCGATCTCCTCGAGCACCGGCGCGCGGCCGCCGCGGTCCCAGTGCGCGACCAGGTCCTCGCAGCTACTGCACAGGCCGACCTGGAAGCGGGAGTCGAAACGCAGCCACCAGCAGGCGTCGGCGATGTGCGTGCCGTCGAACGGGCAGGCGGCGTTCTCGTGGCAGCCGCAGGCGATGCAGAGTGGGCCGGTCATTTCTTGCTCTTCTTCTTCGCCGGTTTCTTGGCGATCGCCTTCTTCTTGGCGGCTGGCTTCTTCTTGGCGATCGCCTTCTTCTTGGCCACCTGGTGCGCATGGCTCTTGGCGCCGGTGATGAACGGCCATTTGTCGTCGAGTTCGGCCGCCGCCGGCGGCGCCGGCTTCTTCGCTGCTTCCTTCTTCGCCTTCGCCTCGGCGCGTGCCTTGGCGGCCGCCTGCTTGCGCTCCTCGATGATCAGCTCGCGGGTCTTCTGCTCGTTGATGCCGAACAGCTTCAGCACGCTATGGCGGGTGTAGGGGCCGACGGCGAAGACCAGGTGAAACATGAGGAGCACGAGATCTCGATCGCCGAGCTTCGCCGCCTGGGCGGGCAGCCGGCCGCTGTCGAGGGCGTTCTCCGGCCATCCCCAGGCCTTCGCCACCGCCGGCTCGTCGCGCATGCTCAGCCGCTCGTAGACCTGCTTCGCGAGATCCAGCAGCCAGGCCTTGCCGAAGGCTTTGGGCGCGTTTTTGTGGATCAGCTGCGCCAGGCGGTCGGTCAGCATCTCGTCGACGTCGGGCCCGGTCTTCTGCTTCGGCTTCCAGCTGGTGTGCGAGGTGCCGGCGCCGCTCGAGCCGCCCTTCGTGCCGCCCCGCGTGGCCTTGTCGATCGCCTCCTGCGTGGCCACCTCGACGAACTTGCCGGTGAGCGGGTGCTGGATCAGGAGCGAGCTGTAGTCCTTGCCGACGACGTCGGCGACCTTCTTCTGCGTGTTGCCCGCCCAGGTCTGGTCGTTCAGCTTGCGGTACGGGGCGCCGTGCGCCATGTAGTCATCGCCGTCTTCCCAGTGCGGCAGCAGCTTCTTCGCCTGGTCGCCGTAGATCACCTTCTTGCCCTTGGCCTCCTGCGCCTTGCGCGCGCCGGCGAAGTGCGCCTGGCGCTTCTGGTCGAAGCACTTCGGGTCGGTGCAGACGTCTGCATCCTTGAGCTCGCCCAGGAGGTCGCTCTGGTTGCCGCTGCGCTTGGGGCAGGCGGCGCAGCTGCCGGCCGCGGGCAGGAGCTGCGCGTCGTCCCGGTCGAACGGCGCCTTCTTCAGCCGGATCATGTAGTGCTCGCGGATGTGGGCCTTCGCCTCGCGGAAGTTCGTCACCTCGCCGTCGCGCCGCCACTCCTCGAGGTCCTTCATCGCCCGGATCTGGAGCTCGTGCGGCGGGATCCGCGCGATCTCCAGCGCAGTCGAGCTGTCGAGCTCGCCGGCGTAGAAGGCCTTGCGGGCCTCGGGGCAGAGCGCGAGGAGCTTGGTGCGCGCGTACACGTAGCTGCGCGACTTCCCGACCATGCCGGCGACGGCGATGGCGTCGATCTTCTTCAGCTTCATCAGCTCGTCGTAGCCCTCGGCCTCCTCCAGCTCGTGCAGGCCTTCGCGCTGCAGGTTCTCGATCAGCTGCACCTCGAGGACCTGCTCGTCCGTGAGCTCGCGCACGTTGACCGGCAGGACGGCGAGGCCGGCCTGCTTCGCGGCCAGGAAGCGGCGCTCGCCGGCAACGATCTCGAACCTGCTGTCGGATCCGGCGAGCGGCCGCGCGACGATGGCCTGCAGGATGCCGACCTTGCCGATGCTGGCGGCGAGCTCGGCGGTGGCTTCCTTGGTGAAGCGCGCGCGGCGCAGCTCCTGGATGTGCGTGCGCGAGAGGGTGAGGCTGGCGAGGGCGACGTGCTCCAGGGATTGCGGCTCGATCGCGGCGGCGGGGGTGGGGGCGTTCATGCGGTGTTCCTCCTGGGTTTGCGGTAGCCGGGCTGACCATACGTGGCGCCGCGGCGGGTGCCGTACATGACGAGCTCGCCCGAGGCGAGCATCGTGTCGATGATTGTGCCGGCGCGGTGGCGTTGTTTTGCCGTGCGCGCCAGTGCTTCAAGCACGCGGCGCGAACGCGGTCCGCCGTAGTCGGGCGACACCAGCTTCAGGATCCGCGCGCGCAGGCCCATCAACGCCTCTGCGTCGCGAGAACGAGCCAAAGCGAGCCGCATGTGAGGCTGGTGGTCGCAGACCACCAGAAGGCGAGGCTGGCGAACGTGCCGGCGAAGGCGATCAGCACGGCGCCGGTCAGCACGCAGGTGAAGCGCGGCGGCTTCGTCGGGGAGGCGAGCGCAGGGAACAGCGCGATCGCAAACATTAGCTGCCCGGCGCTGAACACGAGGTCCTGCCAGGTCATGCGAGTTTGCCGCCGTGCATCGGCGGGCGCGCGGCGTTGCGGGCCATTTTCTTGATCACCTCGGCCTCGAGGTCGATGCCGAGCGCCTCGCACACGTCGGCGAGGCGGATGAGCGTGTCCGCGCACTCTTCGCCGAAGTTCGCACGGTCGCCGACCCGCACGGCTTCCGCGGCCTCGGCGAGCTCGGTCACGATCAGCATCAGCCAGGAGAGGATGTGCCGCACGTCCTGGCCCGGGTGTCCGAAGCGCGGCGTGGTTTCGTGAAAACCTTTGGCGAAAGCGTTTGCGTGCGCCATCCGCTGGATCTCGGCGAGATTCACCGGCCGATCCTCGGCTCGACGTAGAGGTAGCCGTCGCGCGCGACGGTGCGGTAGTGCGGCGTGGGCTTGGCGAGCGCCCAGCAGCGGCGCCAGGTGAAGCCGGAGTCGAAGTAAAGGGCGAGGGCGCGGCGCAGGCGGCGCATGGCGGAGAACTCCTTTCAGTCAGTGGGCGGGAGAGGGCTCGCCGATGAGCTGGCGGACGTAGCGCAGGAGCGCCGCGGGATCGCGGCGGCGCCCGAGGCGGGTGCCTTTTTCGCCGGGCGCGGCGCGGTAGACGACGAACGCCGGCACCCAGCGCACGAGGCCGTCGGGTTCGACCACGCGGTCGTGCACGTCGACGATGCGGAGTCGGTGGGTCTGCGCGAGATCGCGCGCGGCCTGCAGCGGATCGTCATTTGCGGCTGGTTTTCCCATCGGGCGCGGTGATGTCGACTTCCTGCTGCGGCGGGAGCAGCTGGCCCCAGCGCGAGCCGCCGGGCACGGCGACCATGTGCCGCTCGCCCTCGTGGCCCGGGCGGCGGTCGGTGAGAAGGATCAGCGCGTCGAACGGGTGGCGTTCGCGCGTGGCGGCGAAGAGGTCGCGCCCCTTGCCCTCGGCGGCCGCGGCGGTGAGCTCAGGCTGCGGCAAGGCGGCGATCCACTTCGCGGGCGGCGTCGCGAAAACGCCGGTCGAGCAGCACGGCGAGGCGCACGTGGTCCTCGATCGCCGCCTGGGCGATGTCCTCGGGCTTCTTCAGGCGCGACCTCGCGTCCTTGGCGAGGACCTGGTAGGCGCTCTCGCTCAGCTGGACGGTGAGCGTGCGCATGCGATCCCCGGCGGCGGGGGTTCTAGCGGGGTGCATAGGTGCCTTTCGTGCCGACGAACATGCAGTCGACCAGGACGTATTGATTGGCGCGGTTGGCGACGACGATGTGCAGCTGCTCGAACTCGGAGGGCAGGCGGCAATCGCCCAGTGCAGACGTATGGACGGCGAGCGCCCAGGCGAGGATCAGGCTTTTCAGGGCGGGGCCGAGGTAGAGAGCGAAGCCGATGACGACGAGCGCGCCGAGCAGCTCGAGCTTCGTGCCGGTGGAGAGCATCGGGCGCTCGGCGTTGGTGCGCCAGTCGGCGCGCAGCGGCTCGTCGCGGCGCATGGTCACGGCCCGAGGTGCAGCGCGACGGCCGCGCCGAGGATGAGCAGGACGTAGGCGACGGCGCCGGCGATCTCGTCGAGCCACTTCATGCGAACCACCACCAGGCGAGCGCGCCGAGGGCGAGCCAGGGCGCGAGGATCAGCAGGACTAAGAGGCGGGCGCCGGCGCGATCGCGCGCGGGATTCAGGTCATCGTGGTGGTCGGTGAAGCGGTGCTGCGGGGCGGGCATTGGGCCCTCCGTTGTGCAAACGGAGGGGAGGCTAGCAAATGCTTTACTCTAATGTCAAGCAAATGCTAGTGATTAGCGCCTGTTTCAATGCGAATGCCTACCTTTTACGGTATGGGGGCGGGGGTGGCTGGTGCACTGCCCGGGGTTTGCCATGGTGTGTATCTGGTTCGCCCTCGGGCAGGTGTGGGCCCGCCACCTTTGCCAGAATTGCGCGCACGTCGCTGGGCATGTCTTCGTTCGGTTCGCCCCGTTGCTTGACCAAAATCCGCAACACCAGCTTCCATGTGGAGCTCGCCTGGCGGTAACGTTGCACCAGCTCGAGCTCGTCGGCCGTAAGAGCGGTTTGCCCCGACATTGTGGCGGAATCTAGCGCACCTGGGGCAAGATCGAGCTTTGCCTCGATGGCGCGCGCTACGCGCTCGCCGATGTTGCGCTTGCCGTTCAGGAGTTGCCACACGTAGGCGTCGTCGCGCTCGATCGCGCGCCCGAGTTCTGCGATCCGGCCACGGAAACGTTGGTCGAGCAGCCGCTTCAGGTTATCTCGCCGCGTGATGGCTGGCATGGACGCAACGGTAAGTGCCGGCAAGCAAATGCGAAACGAGCAATTGCTTGCGTGACCGGCTAGCATCTGCTAGCCTTTTGCGCCGTGAATCTGACCGATTACCTGGAAAGTCTCAACGTCGCCGGTCGCCGCGAGTTCGCGCGCCGGTGCGGAACGTCGCTCGAGTACCTGCGGCAGGTGGCCAGCGGGCTCCGCAAGCCCAAGGCGCAGCTCGCCGTCACGGTGTCCCGGGAGTCCGGTGGCCGCGTGAGCGTCGAGTCGCTGCTGCCCGACGTCGACTGGGCGTATCTGCGGAATCCGCCGCTGCAGGAGCAGGTGGCGTGAGCGGCTCAGGAACGAGCTCATCGGCGCCATTGTGTTTTTTTGCCCGCTCGCTGTCCTTGCGAACGGTTGCGAATTTTTCGCGGAGGTTCGCATGAGCCAGCAGGAGCAACTCTTTTACGAGGACATCTACGACGCGCTGCGCGCGGCCGTCCAGGCCGCCGGCGGCGCCAAGGTGGTCGGACCGAAGCTCTGGCCGGCCAAGCCGGTGCCGGAAGCGCAGCGCGCGCTGCTCGACGCGCTGAACCGCGACCGCGAGCGCAAGCTCGACCCCGAAGAGCAGCTCGCCGTGCTACGGCTTGCGCGCGACGCGGGCTTTCACGGCGCCATCCGGTTCGTCTGCGAGCAGCTGAGCTACACCACGCCGCTGCCGATCGACCCGAAGGACGAGATCGCCGAGCTGCAGCGCCGCTTCATCGAGGCCGCCGGCGACGTGCGCGCGATGGCCGAGCGCCTCGAGCGCCTGACGCGGCCGCCGCTGCAGGGCGTGAAGTAGGGCTGCCCGGTGACCACGGCAAAGTCGCCGACGCACGAGCTGCGCGCCCAGGCTCACAAGATCGCGGACGTGCTGAAGCGTGCAGCAGGGGGCGAGAAGATCGCCAACGATCCCCTGGGGAAGATCGAGGCGTCCAAGGCGCGCGGCTTCATCGACTTCGCAATCGTGATGGACGACAAGATCGTGAAGATCGAGATCCCGTGGCAGACGATCAACGAGCTGGCTTTGCCGCTGCTGTGCGACTTCATTTTCGACCAGATGAGCGAGGCGAAACATGCCGCTAACTGACGATCCGAAGCATCCCGGTCTGGGCCGTGGCGTGGACAGCCAGCCTGTCCCGCAGCACGACACCTACCTGGTGCTGAGCGCCGATGAACGTGCGAAGGGCTTCGTGCGGCCGGTGCGGCGCAGCTACGTTCACGTCGGCATCGCGGGGCCGCAGCATCCGGTGCGCGATCTGCGGGAAGACGAGCAGCACCACAAGGACTTCGGCTACGTGAAATATGAAGAGTACCCGGAGAGCGAGCGCCCGCGGCTCGGCCGGCTGTGGACGCAGAAGCAACTCGACAGCGTGGACAAGGGCTGCGGCACTCTGACCACGATGGGCCAGGCGCTCGCCGAGACCTACGCGCGCCAGCCCGACTTCTACGGCGCGACCTACTGCTGCGGATGCTGCAAGCACCTGCCGGTCGGCGCCGACGGGGAGTTCGTGTGGGACGGCACCGACGAGAGGGTCGGCACATGAGCCCAGGCGATTGGACCGAGGAGTACCTGACGTTGATCGAGGACTGCGAGAAACGCGAGAAGAAGCTGTCCTCATGGGACGTTGATTTCCTCGCCTCGGTCAAGGATCGCCTGATCGACAAGAAGCCCCTCACGCCGAAGCAGATCGAGTGCCTCGAAGGGATCTGGGAGAGGGCGACGAAGAATGGATGACGCGACGCGCTGCCGGAGCGTTCAGTTCACCTAGCCCATGCGCGTCTACCCCGCCTACGGCCGCACCATCGCCCGCTATCTGGTTCGCGGGATCCGGCCGGCGGCGCTCGGGGTGCTCTTGTCGACGCGCTGGTGGTACTTCGACCGCGCTGCCAAGGCATGCGTGAGTCCGGATGAATGGGCGCTGGGCCGGTGGGAGTTCGGTTTCTTGCAGAACGAGCACGTGGTCGCCGTATGGGGCGATGGGTGCGAGCCCGGGCAGTTCGGAGAGCTCCTGCTCGAGCTGATGCTGGCGGGGCCGCGGTTGTTGTGGGCGGTGGGTGTCGACGGCGCCTGGCTTTACAAGGATTCGGCGCCGGATGCGCTGGTGGGTTACGCGGATCTCGAGCTGACCAAGGGCGCGCACCACGCGATGGCGCTGCGCGCGCGCGATGTCTACGAGGACGCGCAATTGCGCGATCTCGATCTTTTCACACGGGAGGCGAGGAGGGCGCAGAACCTGGGGCGCGGCGCAGTGCCATTCGCCGCGCAGCGTAAGGCGGCGCTCGAGATGGCCACGTTGCTGTTTTCAGACGCGCATGCGACGGTAGATGAACGCGCGGCCTGATGGCAAAGAAGCCCAAGTACGACGCCGCCAAGGCGATGCTGGCCACCCTGCCACCGCCAACCGGGGAGCCGGACGACTACTGGGAGAAGAATCTCGAGCACTCGGACAAGCACAAGGTCCTGGCGACGCTGCGCAACGCGTTCCTGATCCTCACGCGCGACGATCGCTGGCGCGGGGTGCTCGGCTTCGACGAGTTCGCCAACCAGGTGATGAAGCTGAAGCCGCCGCCTTACGACAGCAGCGCCGCCGGGCCGTGGGACGACGTGGACGATCTGCGCACTGTCGTTTGGCTTGCGCAGCATTACACGGTCAACATGGACAAGGGCACGATCACGCAGGCGGTGGTGCTGTCGTCGAACGAGCGGCGCTTTCATCCGGTGCGCGACTACCTGGCGAAGACGCAATGGGACCAGCGGGAGCGATTGCCGTCCTGGCTGCACGAGTATCTCGGCGCCCAGGAGAACGAGTACACGCGGGCGGTGGGGTTGAAGTACCTGGTCGGCGCGGTCGCACGAGTCATGCGCCCGGGCTGCAAGATGGACAACGTGCTCATCCTCGAGGGCGACCAGGGCCGCTGGAAGTCCACGGCGCTCGCCACCCTCGCCGGCGAATGGTTCATGGATACGCCGTTCACGCTCGGGGACAAGGATGCCTACCTGGCGCTGCGGGGAAAGCTCATCGTGGAGATGGCCGAGCTCGATGCGCTCGGACGGGTGGAGTCGAGCCGCGCGAAGGCGTTTTTCTCATCGAGCGCGGACACGTTCCGCGCGCCGTACATGGCGTGGGCGCGCACCGTGCCGCGCCAGTGCGTGTTCGCCGGCACGGTGAATCACGGCACTTACCTGCGGGACACGACGGGCAACCGCCGCTACTGGCCCGTGAGGGTCACCTGTGCGGAGCTGGATCGGCTGCAGGCCGATCGCGACCAGATATGGGCGGAGGCCTACGAGCTATGGAACTCCGGCACGCGCTGGTGGGTGCAGCAGGAGGAGCGCCGCCTCTTCGAGCAGGAGCAGGAGTTGCGCTACGTCGGCGATGCGCTCGAGGACAAGCTGCGCAGCTTTCTTGCCGGCGAGAACGAGACCACGATGCACCGTGTGCTCGAGGTCGGCCTCCAGCTGGAGGTGTCGAAGTGGACCCGCGCGGAGCAGTCGCGCCTGGGCGAGGTCCTGCAGAAGCTCGGATGGGAGAAGCGGCGGCACACCAACGGCACGCGCGATTACTACTATGCCAGGCGCGAGCGAGAGCCCGGCGAGGACGAATGATGAGCGCATTTCCAGCCATGATCGGCGCATTTCCGGTCATTCCGTCCTACCTCCGTCCGACCTCCGTCCTACCCGGTAGGACGGCGCAACTATCGGGGTCGACAGGGCTTTTCTTGAGCCGTCCAGTCGTCCTACCTTCCACGCGAGCGGGCGGGTGCGTGCGTGCGCTTATGCGTAGGCGCGCGCGTGAGACTTTGGGTAGGACGGTAGGACGGCTGGACGGGATGGGGGCGGAGCGATGAGCACGAAGCGCGACGTACTCGAGCGCGCCGGCATCGCGCTCAGCGTGGGCAGCGATCCGGACCTGGTCGGTGCCCTGGCCTATGCGCAGACGAACCCGAACGCCGAGGAACACGAGGTGCGCGACATCGCCGAGATCGATGCGCGCACCGAGCTCGGCAGCCAGCTCGTGCGCCTCAAGCTCGGGGGCGATGCGAGCGTGGCGTCCAGGGTGGCGCTGCTGCTCGAGCGCTGGGCGCGGCATCAGCGCCCCTTCCTTCGGTCGAAACGGGTTAGGCGGGCAGACTTGGTTAGCCGGTTCGTGGGCCAATGCCTACACGAATGGCTCTTCGCGACCTGCACCGAGTGCCATGGCCGCCAGCTGGTGGGCCTCGACCGCGGGGAGATCGTGGAGCGCAGGATCCGGTGCGTGCTGTGCGCCGGGCGGGGATGGCTGAACGAGGTGCCGCGCTACACGCCCAAGTCCCCCTGCATGAACGGCCTCAAGGTGCGAAGCGACTGTCGCATGTGCGGGGGCGGTGGGTGGCGCACCTTATCCCGGGTGCGGCAACGCAAGACCGAGCAATGCGGTAAATGCAAAGGCACGGGCCTGCGCATCGCCGACAACGCCGAGCGGGCGATGGCCCTGGGCGTGGACGTGCGCGTGTACGAGAAGCACTGGGAATGGCGCTTTAGTTGGCTGGCCTCAGGCCTCGATCGGCTGGAGCACCTCGAGCGGCGGTGCTTGCAGTCTCAGCTGCGGACTGATATAAGACGCACCTGACTGTGTCATATTGATCGCGTTTAAACGCGCGTTCGCAGTGCCGGGCGGGTCATAAAACCAACACCAACCGCGCCTTCCCGGATCCGAGCGCCCTCGCTCGCCCTAAAGATCCCGAAGCCTTTGCCATGTTGCCCTTCTTCTTGGGCCAAGGCCTTTAGCCGTGCCTGACCAAGGTGCGGTAATTTTTTTTCGACTTGCCTCCCTCGCGCCCTAGCGATTGGGTCCTTCCTAGCGTTCTAGAGATACGAGCGGGTAGCCCGCGATTCTCGTCTAGGCATAGGTCTTGCGGGTTAGGCAACAGGTGGGGCAGTTTGCAACGCTGCTGTCCTGCAACGAGGTACCCACACATGACTGAATCGCTGGCTCAATTTGCCCGACGCAAGGGCTGGCATCGGTCCACTGCAACGCGACGTGCGCAGCAGGGCAAGCTCGTGTTGACCGAGGCCGGCCTGGTCGACGTGGAGGCGTCGGAGGCCCGCCTTGCGGCGACGTCGGACCCGACGAAGGAAGGCGTGCGACAGCGCCACGCGCGGAACCGACAGAGCGCGGGAGCTGGAGACACCACCAAGGCGAGCTCGAACGACACGACCTACCAGCTGCTCACCAAGCATCGCGCGGCCGCGGAGTACAACCGCGCCGAGCTGCTGCGCCTGGAGCTCGAGGAGAAGGAGGGCCGCCTGGTGGACGCGGACGCGGTGCGCAAGTACGCCTTCGGCCTGGCGCGCGCTGCGCGGAACGCGCTGGTGCACCTGCGCTTCCGCATCGACCCGCTGCTCGCCGGCGAGACGGACCGCGCGAAGCGCATGGAGGTCTGGGACCGGGAGACGCGGGCGATCTGCGACGAGCTCGCGCGCGGCCTGGATGTGGCGGTAGCGGATGGGAGCGGCTGAGCGCGCGCTTAGCGCCTTCGGCGAAGGGTGGACCGCCGGGTGGACGCCTGATCCCCTGGTGACAGTGTCGGAGTGGGCGGACAAGCATCGCAAGCTCTCCGCGCGCGCGGCGAGCGAGCCAGGGGAGTGGCGCACCTCGCGCACGCCGTTCCTGCGCGAGATCATGGACTGCCTGTCGGACCAGCACCCTGCCGAGGAGGTGGTGCTGCAGGCCTGCATCCAGATCGGCAAGTCCGAGGTCGGGCTGAACTGGACCGGCTACACGATCGACCACGCGCCGAGCTCGATGCTTGCTGTGCTGCCGACGGTGGACGTGGGCGAGCGTTGGTCGAAGCAGCGGCTGGCACCGATGGTGCAGGACTCGCCCAGGCTGCGCGCCAAGATCTCGCCGGCGCGCTCGCGTGACAGCGGCAACACCACGACGTCGAAGGAGTTCGACGGCGGCATCTTGATGATCACCGGCGCGAACTCCGCGGCCGGCCTCTCGTCGATGCCGATCAAGAAGCTGCTGCTCGACGAGGTGGACCGCTTCCCTGGCGAGGTGGAGGAGGAGGGCGACCCGGTCGACATCGCGGAGGGGCGCACCAGCAACTTCCCGGGGCGGAAGATCCTGAAGGTCTCCTCGCCCACGATCGAGTCGCTGTCGCGGATCAACAAGGACTGGAAGCGCTCGGACCAGCGGCGCTACTTCGTGCCGTGCCCGCACTGCCAGGAGAAGCAGGTCCTGAAGTGGGACAACCTGCAGTACACCCCGGAGGACCCCGAGGCCGCGCGTTATGCGTGCGAGCACTGCGGCGCGCTGATCGAGGAGCACCACAAGACGCAGATGCTCGAGCGCGGCGAGTGGCGCGCGACATTCCCCGAGCGCGCGCTCGTCGGATTTCATCTCAACGCGTTGTACTCGCCGATCGGCCTGGGGCGAAGCTGGGGATGGCTCGCCAAGCGCTACGAGGAAGTGAAGCGCGACGCGGCGCGGCTCAAGGTGTTCGTCAACCAGCGCCTGGGCGAGTGCTACGAGGATCCTGACGAGCGCCTGGACTGGGAGGAGCTCAAGGCGCGCGCCGAGCCCTACGGTCTGCGCGAGATCCCGCGCGGGTGCTTGGTGCTGACCTGCGGCGTCGACGTGCAGAAGGACCGCATCGAGGCCCAGGTGCTGGGCTGGGGGCGCAACGAGCAGGACTGGGTGATCGACTGGGCGCTGTTCGCCGGCGACCCGACGCGGCCCGCGGTGTGGGAGGAGCTGGAGCGCTACCTCGAGCGGCCGTTCCAGAACGCCTTCGGCGTAACGATGAAGATCACGTCGACGGGGATCGACGCCGGCTACCTGACCGACGACGTGCTGAACTTCACCCGCAGCCGGCGGCACCTCGCCGCCTTCGCGTTGAAAGGCGCGTCGCAGCGTGGCCGGCAGATCATCGGCCGGCCGTCGAAGGTGGACCTCACTGTGCGCGGCGCGACGATCAAGGGCGGCGCCGAGCTCTGGACCATCGGCGTCGACGCGGCGAAGCACCGGCTCTTCGCGCGCCTCGCCGGCGACCGCAAGCAGGCGCACGCGAGCTCGCGCCTGGTGCACTTCAGCGAGCAGCTGCCCGACGACTACTACATGCAGCTGAGCGCGGAGATCTTCGATCCGAACAAGCGCTCGTGGATCAAGCTCCACAACCGCCGCAACGAAGGCCTCGACACGCACATCTACGCGATGGTCGCGGCGATGCACCCCCGGCTGCGCGTGCACGTCGCGCGCGAGCCGGACTGGGCGAAGCTCGAGCTGGCGATCGAGCCGAAGGGGCAAGACCTGTTCTCGCAAGCGCCGGCGCCCGTGGCCGGCGCCACCAATACACCCCAAGCCGAGGCAGTACCAGTACCCGGCGGCGGGGAGGGGCCGCGGCCTCTCCCCGCGCCGGCCCAGCCGGAAGGGGAAGTGCAGACATCTGGACAGCCCGCCGCTGCAGGCGGGTGGATCAGCAAGCGCGACGACTGGCTGCGCAAGCGCTGACGATTCGACGCGGAGTAGGGGGCACCCGAAAGCCGGCTTCCTGGGCCGGTGAGCCGCGTCGTTATTTCTTTCCCCAGGGCTTTCCAACCAGGAGGAAGCATGAAGCTGAACCTCGGCTGCGGCATCAATCATTTGCAGGGCTACGTGAACGTGGACGTGCACCCGGCGGCGAAGCCGGACGTGGTGCACGATCTGGAGAAGTTCCCGTGGCCTTTCGAGGCGGCCAGCGTGGACGAAGTGGTGATGAGCCACGTCCTGGAGCACCTCGGGCGCGATCCGGTGGTGTTCGTGGGGATCTTCCAGGAGCTCTACCGGGTCTGCAAGCCGGGCGCGCTGGTCAAGATCGTGGTGCCGCATCCGCGGCACGACAACTTCATCGGCGATCCGACGCACGTGCGCGTGGTCACGCCGCAGGTGCTGTCGCTGTTCTCGCGGAAGCTGTGCGCCGAGTGGGCGAAGCAGGGCGCAGCGAACACGCCGCTCGCCGTGTACGCCGGCGTGGACTTCGAGATCCGCGACGTGCGCATGATCGTGGAGCCAGGCTTCGCCAAGAAGCCGAACCTGGAAGAGCTCGCGCGCCACTGGAACAACGTGGTGGTCGAGTACCAGATGGTCCTCGAGGTGATGAAGCCGGCGGCGGCCGCGTGACCTGGTACAACGACCCGAGCCGCAACCGCGCCTTCCACGAAGGCGAGTCGGCGAAGATCCGCTTCGAGCTCGTGCCCTACACGCGCGGCGTCGGGCTCGAGCTGGGCTGCGGGCCCTGGCGCGCGTTCCCGCACTTCATCGGCATCGACGCGAACCGCTACGAGAGCGCGCTCGGGCCGTCGCTGGTGATGGACTGCCAGAGCCTCGCCTGCTTCTCCGACGAGGCCTTCGACTTCATCTACAGCTCGCACCTGCTCGAGCACCTGGTGGACACCGCGGCGGTGCTGCGCGAGTGGTGGCGCGTGATCGAGGCGGGCGGGCACCTGGTGCTCTACCTGCCGCACAAGGACCTGTACCCGAACATCGGCGAGCCGGGCGGCAACCCGGATCACAAGCACGACTTCCTGCCCGAGGACATCGTCGCGGTGATGCGCGCGGTGGCGCCGGACTGGGACCTGGTGGCCAACGAGACGCGCGACCAGGACGACGAGTGCTCGTTCTTCCAGGTGTATCGCAAGGTCGCGCCGGGATCCGGGCAGCTGGAGAGCTGGAAGCTGCCGAAGCCGGCGAAGACCGCGGCGGTGCTGCGGCCCGGTGCCTACGGCGACGTGCTCTGGACCTCGTCGCCGATCCGGCACCTGAAGGCACAGGGCTATCACGTCACGCTCTACACCGAGGCGCGGGGCGAGGAGGTGATGCGGCACAACCCGGACGTCGACCGCTTCGTGGTGTTCGGCGCGCAGCAGATCCCGAAGGGCTTCAGTTCCGAGTACTTCGCGTCGGAAGCGAAGAAGTACGACCTGGCGATCAACCTGGTGGAGTCGGTGGAGCGCAACGCGCTCGCCTGGCCGACCGACACGCGCTACTTCTGGCCGGACCGGGTCAGGCGCAAGGTGTTCGCCGGCAACTACCTCGAGTTGATCCACGATCTCGCCGGCGTGCCCTACGAGTTCCACCAGCGCTTCCACGCCACGCCGGCGGAGCTCGAAGAGGCGAGGACCTGGCGCCGCGACAACTGCGGCGAGGAGCGCATGGTGGTGATCGCGCCGTCGGGATCCACGGCGCCCAAGTTCTGGCCGCACGTCGAGGCCTTCGCGCAGCTGCTCGCCGCGGAGAAGGTCCACGCCGCGATCCTGGGCGATCTGCGCGAGATGGAGATCCCGGCCGGGCCCTACGTGCACCCGATCGGCATGGCCTGGCAGATCCGGCGGGCGATGAGCCTGGCGCTCGTCGCCGACGCGGTGGTGGGCGAGGAGACGGCGCTCCTCAACGCGGTGGCGCAGGAGCCGATGCGCAAGGTGGTGCTGCTGTCGCACAGCACGGTCGAGAACCTGACCAAGCACTGGGTGAACACCGCGTCGCTGAGCGGGGCGGTGCCCTGCTACCCCTGCCACCGGATCCACCAGACCTTCGACCATTGCCGGCGCGACGAGGCCTCGGGAACGGCGGCGTGCCAGGCGGCGCTGTCGGCGTTCGAGGTGATGAAGGCGATGGCAGGGAGCAGGTGATGGCCGATCCAAGCGCCGCCCACATCGAAGTCCGCATCGCGTGGTGGTTCAACTTCTACGTCGGCGGGCTGCTCTTTTTCTGCGTGCTCATGCAGCGAGAGCCGAACCTGGACAAGCTCATGCGCGTGGTGGTGCGGGCGCTTCGCTGGCGCGCCGCCGGCGGGCGATGGAAGCGATTCGATTCTGACCAGGAGAGCTGATGGCCTTCACCGCCACACAACTGCAGGCCCTGCAGGACGCGCTGACCTCCGGGGAGCTCACCGTCGAGTTCGACGGCAAGCGCGTCACCTACCGCTCGATCGCCGAGCTGAAGGCCGCGATCGCGGTGGTGGAGGACGCACTCGCCGCCGCTGGCGAACTGACTGCGCCCACTCGCATCTCCTACGCTTCATTCAGCAAGGACTGAGGCGGGATGAATCCGATCGAGCGGGGCATCGCGCTGCTGTCGCCGTCCTGGGCGCTGTCGCGCGCCAGGGCGCGTGCGGCGTGGAATGTCGCGCTCGCCTACGAAGCCAACCAGGTGGGGCGCCGCGCCGCGCACTGGAGGGCCGACAGCGGCTCGGCGAATTCGGAGATCACGCCGTCGCTGTCGCGGGTGCGCAATCGAGCTCGCGACATGGTGCGGAACAACCCCTACGCGCGCAGCGCGATCACCAAGCTGGTGGCGCGCTCGATCGGCACGGGAATCATGGCGCGGCCGCCGGCGAACGTGCTGCCGGTATGGAAGGAGTTCGTTGAGGCGGCGGACTTCGAGGGGCAGCATGACCTGTACGGCTTGGAGTCTCTCGCCGGGCGCACGGTGTTCGAGTCCGGGGAGTGCCTGGTCAAGCGGATCCGGGGAAAGCGTTTAAACGCACCGCTGCAGGTGCAGGTGCTCGAGCCCGACTATCTGGACGACCTGAAGTTAGGCGTCGAGGCGAATGGCAACTTCGTGATCGCGGGCATCGAGATCACGCCTTCCGGCCAGCGTGCGGCCTACTGGCTGTACGACCATCACCCGGGCGACCTGGTGCAGCTGCCGAAGACCTGGCAGAGCAAGCGGGTGCCGGCGTCGGAAGTCCTGCATATCTACGAGAAGGAGCGTCCCGGGCAACTGCGCGGGATGCCGCGCCTGGCCGCCTCGATGATGCGGTTGCGCGACGTGGACGAGTACCAGGACGCGGTGATGATGCGCAAGAAGATCGAGGCCTGCTACGCCGCGTTCGTGAAGGGCGGGCCCGGCGGTGGTGGGACGCTCGTCGGCGCGCAGCAGACCAAGACGGACGAGCAGGGGCGGCGCGAGGAGACGCTCTCGCCGGGGATGATCATGTACGGGCGCGAGGGCGAGGAGATCACCTTCGGCTCGGCTGGTCCGATCGCGAGGGACGAGTACACCGTTGACCAGCTGCACGCGATAGCGGCCGGGATCGGCGTCACCTACGAGCAGCTGACGGGCGACTACTCCGAAGTGACCTACCTCTCGGCCCGCTCGGCGCAGCTGGAGCTGCGCGAGCTCGTCGAGATGTTCCGCTGGATCCACTTCATCCCGATGTGCTGCCGCGGGATCTGGGGCTGGTTCCTGGACTCGTACTACACCGCCGGACGCCTGCGCACCGCGACCTACCCGGTGGAGTGGACCGCGCCGGCGTTCCCGTGGATCGACCCGTCTAAGGACGTGACGGCCGCGAAGGAGGAGATCATGGGCGGGCTCACCTCGCTGTCGGCGAAGATCCGCGAGCGTGGGGAAGACCCGGAGACCGTGTTCAAGGAGATCGCCGACGAGCGCAAGAAGCTCAAGGAGCTCAAGGTCAAGCTCGACACCACGTCGGGCGGCGGCACCCCTGTGGTGGCGCCAGCGCCGGCGCAACCCAAGGACGATGGCAAATCCGCCGCGGGCACCAAGGCCGCCAAGCCGGCCGAGGACGACGAGGACGACGACTAGCAAGGCAGGCTATCCCGGATCTCACCCAGGCCCCGCCGAGCGCGGGGTTTTTCATTTGGAGGCTCGCAATGTCGAAGCAGCGCCAGGCAGGGAAAACCGCGGTCCAGATGCCGATGGAGCAGCTGCGCGCGCCGATCGGCGCGGTGGATGCCGAGGCCCGCACGGTCGAGGTGCAGTGGCTCTCCGGCCAGCGCATCAAGCGCTACGACTGGATGCGGGACCAGCACTACTTCCTGGAGTTCTCGCGCGAGCCTGGCGCGGCGCGCCTGCAGCGGCTGCAATCGGGCAGCGCGCCGGTGCTGAACACGCACGGCCAATGGACGCTCGAGGACCAGATCGGCGTCGTAGAAGGCGGCGACTATAAGGGCGGCATCGGCACGGCGCGCATTCGCTTCTCGGCGCGCGAAGACGTGAAGCCGATCCTGCAGGACGTGAACGACAAGATCATTCGCAACATCTCCGCCGGCATCAGCATCCACCGGATGGAGCTGCTGCCGCCCGACGCCGAGAGCGAAGGGCTGCAGATCCGCCGCGCGGTGGACTTCGAGCCCGCGGAGATCTCTCTCGTACCGATCGGCGCAGATGCTGGCGCGGGGGTTCTGTCCGATCAGCGGCAACGCAGCAGCCCCTGCGAAGTCCTCGACCTCACCCTTACGGCGCAAGCCGCCAACAACCACGGAGAACCCAGCCCCATGAAAACCCCGGAGCAGCTGGCGGCCGAAGCGGATGCCGCCAAGAGAACCGAAGAGCAACAGCGCCTCGCCGCGGAAAGCGAGCGGCAGCGTGTCGCGGCCGCGGAGAAGGAAGCGGCCAAGGCCGAACGTACGCGCCTGCAGCTGATCGACGAGCTGTGCCGCCGGCACAACCTGGCCGATACGGTGCGCACGGAACTGAGCAACGGCGACGCGACCCAGGACCAGATCCGGACGCGCGTGCTGGAGGAGCTGGCGAAGCTGACCACGCCGATCCGGCCCGGGAGCCACGCCGACGTGCACATCGTGGGCGACACCCGCCTGCAGCTGCGCGCGCACATGGCCGAGGCCATCGGGCACCGCATCGCTCCGCAGGTGGTCAAGCTCACCGACGGCGGCCGGCAGTATCGCGGCATGTCGCTGCTGCGCATGGCCGAGGAAGTGCTCACGGTGGAAGGTGCGAGCGTGCGCGGCAAGTCGGCGCTCGAGCTCGCCACGCTGTCGATGATGTCCACCAGCGACTTCCCGAACATCCTCGCCGACGTGGCCAACAAGCGCCTGCGCCAGGCCTACGAGGAGCAGGTGCCGAGCTACACGCGCTGGGCCCGCCGCGCCGCCAACGCGCCGGACTTCAAGAACATCAACGTGAACCAGCTCTCGGGCGCGGCGGACCTGAAGAAGGTCATCGAAGGCGGTACGTTCGAGTACGGCTCGATGTCCGACGGCAAGGAGGTCTACGCCGTGATCACCTACGGGCGGATCATCCCGATCACCCGCCAGGCGATCATCAACGACGACCTGAACGCCTTCGACCGCCTGCCCCGCGCCTTCGCCGGCTCGGCGCGCCGGCTGGAGAACCGGTTGGTGTACGGGCTGCTTCTCGACAACGCGGCGATGGCGGACGGGGTGGCGCTGTTCCACGCCACCCACGGCAATCTGCCGAGCGCGGCGACGATCGACGCGACCAGCCTTGGCCTCGCGCGGGCCCTGATGCGCAAGCAGAAGGGGCTGCAAAGCGAGGAGCTGAACCTCGCGCCGGCCTTCCTGCTGACGGGCGCGGACAAGGAGCAGCTGGCGTACCAGTTCACGAGCTCGCAGTTCGTGCCGGCGACGCCGGGCAACGTGAACGAGTTCCGCGCCGGCGGCCGCACCGCGCTCGAGCCGATCGTGGACGCGGTGATCACGGGCAACAAGTGGTTCCTCGCCGCGAGCAACCAGCAGATCGACACCGTCGAGTACTGCTACCTGGACGGGTCCGAGGGCGTGTTCCTCGAGTCCCAGATGGGCTTCAAAGTCGACGGCATCGAGTTGAAAGCGCGCCTGGACTTCGCCACCAAGGCGATCGACCACCGCGGCCTGGTCTACAACTCGGGCGCCTGATCGGCGGCTCCACCATCGGCTGAAGGCGTGGCGGAACAACAAGCAACAAGCCGCCGCGCCGGCAGTCCTTCTCCCCTCTTCTCCTGAAAGGAAATCAGCATGAAAAACGCGATCCAACCCGGCAATCTCCCCATCACCGTGGTTGCCCCCTACGCGGTCGTCTCGGGTGGTGGCGCACTCCTCGGCGGTTCGCTGTTCGGTGTCGCCCAAGGCGACTACGGAAGCGGTACGACCGGCGCCTGGGACACCGAGGGTATTTTCGAGCTCACCAAGACCAGCGGCACGGCGCACGACTTCACCCTCGGGCGGCGCGTGTACTGGGACAACTCGGGCAAGGCGCTCGTCGCCACCTCCACCGGCAACCATCCGGTCGGCGTGGTGGTCGAGGCGGCCGGTACCGCGGCGCTCCTCGCCAAGGTGAAGCTCGGCGCGCCGCCGGCGCTGGGCGCGTAGGTCAAGTCGCACCACCTGCCGAAAGCGGGTGGTGCTCTCACCCTTCGAGCGGCGATGACCGCACAACCGTAGACGGAGATTCCCATGCTGCTGAGCTGGTTCTGGTGGTTCTGGTGGCGGCTGCTCGAGCCGCTCTATATGGCCGCGAAGGGCACGACCTTCAGCAACGACCTGCTGAAGCTCATCTTCAACGCGAC